ACATTCGTGCTGGATGCGCTGGAGCAGGCGTTGTGGGCCCGTCGTCCGTCTGGCACCATCCATCGCAGCGATAAAGGCTCTCAGTATGTGTCACTGGCCTATACGGAGCGACTAAAAGAAGCCGGATTACTGGCATCAACAGGGAGTACAGGCGACTCGTATGACAACGCGATGGCTGAGAGCATCAATGGTCTTTACAAAGCGGAGGTAATACACCGTAAGAGCTGGAAAAACCGTGCAGAAGTGGAACTGGCCACACTAACGTGGGTGGACTGGTATAACAATCGACGATTGCTGGGAAGGCTGGGCCATACTCCTCCGGCAGAAGCAGAAAAAGCTTATTATGCTTCCATCGGAAACGATGATCTGGCAGCCTGAGTTCACAGATAAAACACTCTCCAGGAAACCCGGGGCGGTTCAAACAGCCGGAAATCGGTTTCTTTGATACCGAGTAACTTAGCAACTTCCCGGAATCCCATCAGACCAGATGCTTCAACATAGTTATCAACAAATTCAGCCTTCGGCGCTGCTATTGCCAGTTGATTTTCCAGCACTGCTTTCTGTTCAGCCAGTTTTGCCGCAAATCGCAACGCCTCAGGTAAAGTCCGGGGGATCTGAATACCATGCATCGCTTTGAGTCTTGCCAGCACAGAACGACGAACGGCCTTTGACTCCCTCATGCCAACGAGCATCATCTGGTCAAAATCCAGATCATAGTATGCCGTTCTTGTCTGGTTATTGTTTAACCGGAATTTTTTTCCGGTTCCATCAAGCTCTAGCTCATCCTCAATTTTTGCAAGAAACTTACGCGGTTCATGAGGGACTTCTCCGGCTTCTGCCCGGGCTGGATTAATAATGTTATTCAGAAAATCCAGACTACTCATGGATATTTCATGATCGACAGAAATCATCTCTTTCATGGTTGATTCCTTTTAGTGATGAACCCTGCGCACAGGAATAACCAGCCCAAAGAGGGTTAACCAGACCACTGCCGGTTATCCACCAGGGCTCATCCTGAAAGGTTCTTTGGTTTATTTACGCTTGTGCGAAGCGCAGAAATGACAAAGGCACCATTACGGTGCCTCTGCGTGAAATAATCTGCCTAACTTTATTCACTTACATTTTGCCAGTTCGCAGGATTTCGTGTTATCCGCCCGCGCTGGCCAACGTCATTTTTCAGCAAAATATTCTGCTTATCTGTCGATTCCCCAGCACGCCAGCGCGCTCTCCTGGTCACGACGGGATACCTGACCATAACAGTTATTTGAGCGAATACGGCAGTCTCTGCCACCGTCCTTAATCCACCAGCGAATCGCTTCGCAGGCACCTTTTCGATCTCCTGCATTAATTCGTTTATAAAACGTCGACGGGAAACACTTACCGGGGCCAATGTTGTACGGACAGAATGACGCAATCCCCGCTTTCTGGGGTTCGGTCAGTGGCACTCTGATGTTTTTCTCCACCCATGCCAGCGCCTTATCACGCTCAATGGCGTTAACCCGGTCGCATTTTTCCTTCGACAGCTTCATGCCAGGAATAACAGGCTTACCATCCACCCGGGTGGCTCCACGGCAGATGGTCCAGATACCCGCACCATCACGGTATGCTGTGGTGTGGTTACCTTCCTTTTCATCCAGAAACTGGTCGAGGATTTCAGGCGCAGGCGCACCTGCGGCAATCAGCGCCAGAACGGCAGCCGACAGGCCGTATCTGATTTTTGCGTTCATGGATATTTATCAGGGTTTATCGATTTCAAATCCCTGGATATGTTAAGTCTTCAGGCCAGCGGTGGAGTCTTCAGAGAACCCGTAATTATTCCCGGTAGTTTTCCTCTGTAGGTTATCAACACATCCTGCGCCTCTAAAATTACGGGACGCTTTTCCGGTAACGGACCATCCCCTTCACATAACCCGGCAGCAACATCCATGAAAAACTGCTTCGCCTGCTTTTTCGCCTCAGCTTCGTAAAACTCCAGCGTGGCACCTTCAGTACGGTCAAGACTAATCGCCACATGTGGCAACAACAACGACGGATGCCCGCCAATTTCAAGTGCCACAGTAACAGCAATCTTATCCGGGTAATTATTTATCTCTTTAACAACCAGTTCGTATTTTTTCTTCATCGCTTTAGTCTCCCCGCGCCGTCTTACGGCGGTCCTCCCTGATTTTGAAATACAGGTTAGTCAGATACGTCAGCAGGCCAAACAGCAGACTCCCCAGTACACCTATTGCCACCCACTGGGACGGAGAGACTTTGTCCAGCAGTTGCAGTAACCAGTATCCCGTCCCTACCGCTGACGTGGTGTATGACACACCTGTTGTGATTTTTTCCATCTGGTACATACCCCGTCTCCCGTTATCCGGAAGCTGACAACAATAAAAAAGCCACCAGTTAACTACTGATGGCTCTGATAACTCATGCAGGCGTCTCAGACGACCCACTGACACTACCGGTGAGTTTAACGATACCTTCCATTTGACTGGCTCACTTTTTATGATGATGCCGGTGCATTTATCTCCAGCACCAGACTTTCTATCTCAACGCCATACGCTGCATTTTTTGTAACATCCGTCAGCGTCAGCGCATTCAGTCCCAGTGTCAGACTGTCTTTTATAACCTGGAATGCCGGGCCAGCCACTCCATTCAGTTTCGGAGTAACCGTGGCACTGCCGGCGGTGAACACCAGCTCCAGCGTCTGCCAGTCGTTACCGTAATCGCCGAACTCCCCCAGCTTCGTGTTTCCGGCTTTCCTGTGATGCATCAGATTCACTCTGCCGTCAGTGGTCTGAGTGAAGTACGACATCAGGAACGGATTACCGGTACCCGTCATCGCCACACCATCAGGAACGGGAGCATCCGTATACAGATAAATCCCCAGCCCGAACTGATTGTTGGTCAGTGCGCCTGACAGGCGGAACTTACAGTTCAGTCTGCCGCCCTGTGTCAGCAGGGTAATTGCGTCATCCACCGGATGCGTCAGGGACCAGGTTTTATTGCTCTGCTTGGTGATCTTAAATACACCATCTGACAACTGAATTCCGCCATCCTTAATGCTCCAGCCCTGCGCAGCAGCCTCTCCGGCTGCCGGCAGCAGGGAGATTGTGCGAACGGACGTATCTGCAGACGGACCCGATGGCGTGTTGCCGCCGGGCGAGGGTTTGATTTCCGGTGCCTTACCACTGATGAAGGCGGAGGTGCGCCCGGCTGCGTTCAGAATAGCGGTTGCCAGACGATCCGGAATAATGCTCCTGCGCGCCCATGAACTGAAATGTGTCGGGCGGTTTGATGATACCTGGTTTCCATTCGTTCTCGATGCCGCACCGTAATATCCTGATGCCGGAATATCCGGATCTTCTGCCGGCGCGTTAGTGGCGGTATTGACGCCGTTACCGTCTGTCATGAAGGGCACAAAATAAACGCCCTCACTCTCCCTGTTTTTATACCCGCCGTACACGGTGTCGTATTGGGTAGCGTATGTATTTTTCCAGTAATACGTCGTGTCACCACAAATCCACGGCACATCTGCAGCGCTGCCACCATGGCACTGCGCGTTAAACACGGAGAGGTCAGCACGAAACTGTGTCAGCATGGCTGTAAACAGCGCAGGTTGCTGTGCGTGGGTGGCGGCGCTCATGTCAAACTCACCCTGCATCCAGCAGACGGCCAGCAGAACGTTTTTGGGATTTTTCTGCAATGCCGCTTTTGTGCGGGAAATCAGATCCTGATATAACGGCTTGCCCACCCCCCAGCGTGCCGAATCCTGACTGGCCCCCGTGGACTCGCTGAATGTCCCCTCCGCGCCCTGGGTAAATGCCGAACCACCACGACAGCATGGTACCAGCAGGATCCCCGCGTTATTCGGGATATACGGGAGCAGTTTTTTGGCAATATGTAAACCCTGGCCGACACAGCCGTACTGCCCTTTGCTCAGGTCAGCCCTCGGATGATTCAGCGTACTCATATCCTGCACATCATGCAGACAGTGGTCAGCCGGAATAATATCGTTATATCTGCAGGCAGCCCCGCCCGGCGTCACTGTACTGCGGCGCGCCAGCTGTTTAATGCGCGGATCCGGAGCATCGTATGAATCCGGCAGCGGAAGCCCTTCACCGTAAGCCATGGCATTGGACTGCCCGGCCAGTACGATGACGTAGTACCAATCCGGCTCAGATGAAGGGCCGACCTGTGGCTCTCCTTCAATAGCCACCGCCTGCATCAGTGTGTACGGCGTAATGGCAACCGGTCCGCCGTATGGCTGCCAGCCCTCTTTCAGTTTGTGTGTCAGCTTTTCCGCAAGGTCTGACGGCGACGCCGCCCTGACAACATCGTAATGTTTAATCGACATCGAATTTCTCCCGTGTAGAGGAACAGAGTTAAAAAGCCGGAAGCGGAATCAAATCACAGGATGACCATCTGCCAGTGGCAGGTCAT